ATGGTCATCTGGAGCTTACAGGTGGCCATTCGTGGGACAGTATCCCTGACAGCCTACAAAACGCAATTGAAGAACGCGAGGCATCGTCTTAACGAGGCACCGAGGCGTCGCATTCTTCAGATGGTTCAACCCTTAAGTTAGCGCTTATGGGAGCAAATCCCCGCCTCATTAGAGGTCAACGTAGCTTAGAAACCATCAAATTCATCATACATTTTTTTCATATCAACCCCCTCATAGAAATCATAACCACGTTTTGTGGTTTTTGTGACGTATAAACTACATCAAAGGCAAGCCACGGTCAAATATATAGGCATGCTTACCTGCACAAAAGTGCACAAATTTGCACAATTTTTTTGAACGACTTTTTACCCTTCCGGCCCGCATGGCGGCTGGATCCGTCAAGGATCCGTGCGTGCACAAAAAAACGCGCTTTTTCTGCGCGCAGGTGACGGGGGAACAGCCCGCGTTTCAGGGGGTAAATAGCATTCCCTGAACGATGTCGCAGAGACACAACAGAATGGCCATATTTCTCACGCTGAGCATGAAAAAGGCGTGAGGGCTTTTGATTTGATGGGGTGAAAGGTAAGGCCGTCAAAATCGCACTGAGGCAGCGAGAACATGCAGTCAACGCGGTGGAATTGCGTAAGAGTCTGACCGTCGATGGTGGCGATAAACTGGAAGGCGTCGTGAAATTATCTGATTGATACAGGAGCTGGAGAGCCGGGGCATAAATTTTTTATGCCCCGGCGAAGCAGCAGACAAGCGAAGCGCGTCAGCGATACGGCACCTTGCCGACCATACTTCATAAGTGCAAAATACGAGCAAAGAAATCAATGGAGGCTGTCTTATGGTCATTAATTACAAGCAGTTAAGAGAAAAACGGGAGCAGGTAAAGGAGAGCTTTCGCCGCAATGAAGATCTGACCCCGCTTGTACGCCTTGCCCAGGGCATTGTTGATGCTTATGAAATCTCGCTGGAGCTGCCATCACAGACCTGGACAGATAGCGACGGTAATCGCCAGCATTACGTTTCATGCGGACTGGAAGCAGCCGAAGGATTTCGCAGAATGCCTTTATCCCAGATCCCTGCCGCTACCCCCAAAGCACGGGGCAGCAATGATGAGCGAAAACTGACTTTTAGTATTGAAACGGTGGTTGACGACACACCTGGCGAAGTCGCGTTCGTGCACACTCCTGTTTCGATCGCAATGTATAACGATGAAATACAGGTTCGCGTTAATAATAATATCGTGCCACTTAAAGAAGGTAATTCACCCTACACCACCGTTTGTGAAGCCATTCAATATTACGTTCTCTCTGAAATTGATAATCTCAAGCCTGACGGCACCCAGAAAATGGTTCAACTCTGGTAAAAAGGACAGCCCCATCACGGGGCTGTTTTTTCATCAAGAAGAGCATAAGAGTTAAAACGGATCACCTCTTCGCCAAGCCAGTCATTGATGTGCTTCATAGCCTCCATAACGGGCATCAGCTCGTTAATTGCGTAAACCCGCGCTGCCTTCTCCACATCGCCAAACGCACTTTTTTCGCCCGGCATCGCCCCCATCAGTTGCGGCGGAACGCGGTGCGCAGCCAGCACATCATCACGGGATGCCGCCTTAACATTCATGAATTCATCTTTTGCGGTGATCTGCTGGAACGGCAAAATTTGCACCCCCTCTTTGCCCCCGTTGGGCGCATGAATGAGCACGTTTTTAAACGCACCACCACCACGTGCCCCCTGTAGCGTTTCTTTCAGGGAGTCCATGCTTTCGCGGTTTACCTGCGCTGCACCGATGTAGATGATGCACCCGGCGTGGGATCCGTTGTCGTAGTACAGTTTTCTGAACATGTCCGCCGAATGAGAAAGGCTGGCCGAGAGTAATGCGCCAAGATATTCCGGCATGCCGTAGATTTCCTGGTTAATATCCGGATTCATCAGGTGGCACACTTTGCCAGGACGAAACTGGAACGCGTCCTTGCCATCCTGCACATACCACCATGATTCAAGATCGCTTCCGCGTCGCATGTATTTCGCCAGGGCGTGCCGTAATTTAAGCGGTTCGCCGAGCATATTGCTTCGAAGCTCAAGGAATGCGTTACCGAACACAAACCAGTCCAGCGCCAGCGCCGAGAAATCCTGCCGGGAAAGCAGCGGGTGCGGGATGTAGCAACCGAGTAATACATTGCGCTTAAAGTAAAGCGCAGACTGATGCCAGGACGTTTGCCGGGCAGCTCTTGCCAGACCGTACCAGCCCACCGGGGTTTCATACCACCGCCCGTTATCAGCACAGTACATATTGTCCAGCAGGTCATGCCCGGTCAGGCGATAAGGACCATCAAATGTGAATGCACTGAGCGATGATTCTTTCCTGAGCGCATCAGCGAGATCAATGCGTGAACTCATGCGCACTTTTTTATTTTTTCTGCTCATCAGAACTCCATAACCGTGAAACGCTCGTTTTCTCCTTCGCCGCCAATCGGTTCGTTAATGACAGCAAGCATGGTTGCCCACGCAAGGTCGCCGTGGCTGATCCCCCTCGCTCGGTCCGTTTCGTAAGTGATAAAGCCGCCCGGTGTTTTCACCTTACGCACGGCGTTAAAGGCCGCGACCAGCTCGCGTTCGGCGCGATCGTATTCCCACCGCCCGGCACGCATTATTTGCAGCATTTTCAGTACCAGCGACCGTTTTGATGACAGCGTGAAGGTGTACGGAATAGCAGCAGGGAAAAACCGCTTCACTATCTGATAAACAGCCTCCCCGTTCCCGCCCGTCACATCAATGCCGATGTGTTCCACGTTGTAGCGATACGTGAACTCTTCAATGACTCTGGCCTGTTCTTCAAACTCCAGCCCCTGAACGCGTCGCGTCTCCACCGTTCGAAAACGGCCACCAGGAACAGCCGGAGGAACCACCACGGAGACAGCGCCGCTGTCGCCGTTGCCACTACTGCCGTTTGCGTCATACCCAATCCATACCGGACGATTCCCCATCGGGCGGGGAGCAAAAGGTTTCCAGTCTTTCCAGTCGTCGTATCCGTCAACACCGCAGCCAATCAGGATATTCAGGTTAAATGCCGATTCCCCTTCGCGGACAAACTCACACATATAGAGATTGAGGAACTCGTCTTCGGTGTTTTCATCACGAATTTCGTCGATATCGGTGTGTTTCCAGCCGTGATTAACCACATCTTCCAGCGTGACAATTTGCCGCCACGTCCGGTCAGGGCAGATAAGCCCGTTATGCAGCGTTTTCCAGTCCACAGAAAAACGCTGGCGTTTATGCGAGGCCTTTTTCTCGTTCCAGCGGTCGCCGTTCCAGTAGGCGTATGCCTCGTGCGTTTCGGTGGATGGCGTGGAGAAGTAGGTGCGCCGCAGTCCGCTGAGGGTTGCCATAGCGCCAGCCACCTTGCGCAGTTCAGCAAAGCGACTGACCCAGAAAAATTCATCAAAATAAAAATTGCCCGTATAGGACTGTGCCGACGCAGCAGAAGTGCCGAGAAAATGCAGCTCTGCGCCGTTGGAGAGGATGATTTTATCGCCCCCTTTCAGCTCCACATCAACTTCAGCCGCGGCCTTCTGAATAATGCTTTTAAACTGGAACGCCTGACGACGCGACGCAGACAAAAAAATCTGGTTACGCTGGTAAGGTTGCGCCACATCGTCACGCAGCGCCATCAGCAGTGCTTCCTGTGCAAAATACCAGGTCGCCCCAATCTGTCGGGATTTCAGGATCATCCTGTTACGTATCCCGGCTTCCCTGCAAAGGGTCAGGGAGTCAAACCAGCCCCGCTGATGCCACTCCAGCCTGCTGATGATTTTTTCCCGCAGTGCGGCAATCTGTTCCGGCGTGAAATGATTTTTGAGTTTTTTCGCCCGGCCTTTCTTTCCTGCGGCCATCACATCCGGCTGGCCATCATGCAGCTTTTTAAGCTGCCGGGTCAGCAGGTCTATTTCCTTAAAGTCACCGCCTGTTTTATTCTGTTTTTCAGTAAGCTGGATGAGGCGCGCATCGATGGACTGCGTGACACGCTGCACGGGTGGCGTTTCATCCCACTGGTCACGTTTTTTCCACGCATAAATCGTGTTCGGGTTTATTCCCATCAGACGTGATATTTCTGCGGGCGGATAACCCTGCCAGTAAAGTTGCCGCGCACGCTGGCGCACAAAAGCGTCCTGAATCATTGCTCCCCCTGAGTAATTACAGGAAGATTACCCGCGCGCGAAACTGTTCTCCTTAACCCTCTGTTCTGACTGTTTTCTTACAACAAAAGCCCTTTGTATCAGCCTGTTACGCTTTGCCATCATGACTGAAGAACCAGTCAGAGGGGCAAAAACTATGGCTAATGAAAAAAAGACATCCCGCAAAAAGTTTCGCGTGGCTGTCTCCGGATCAACTGTTGATGGCCGTGAAATCAGTCCGGTGCATCTGCGTGAAGCCGCCGAGAACTTCAACCCGGATGTTTACGCTGCCCGCGTGAACGTTGAGCACTATCTCTCGCCATGTCCGTCAAGCGAATTTTCCGCAATGGGCGATGTCACCGCACTGAGTACGGAAGACATTACGGAAGGTCCGCTGGCCGGACGTACTGCGCTGTATGCAGAAATCGAACCGACCGAGCGCATGAAGCAGCTTGTCGCTGACGGCAAGAAAATCTATTCCAGTATCGAACTGCACCCGCAGTTCTCCGTTAACGGGCGCGCCTATCTGGTCGGGCTGGCGATGACCGACACCCCGGCAAGCCTGGGCACTGAGCGCCTGAAATTCACGGCACAGCAACGTCAGGCGGTGATGACGTTCAACAGTATCCAGGGTGAAGCACCGCTTATCTCCGAAGCCATCGAGTCTGAAATCATCGAAATGGCAGAACAACGCCAGGAAGAAGGCACCCAGTGGTTTAACCGCGTAATGGGGATTATTGGTCGTGGCCGCAAAGCGGATGACGCCAGTTTCTCCCGAATTCAGGAAGCGGTGGAAGGCGTTGCAACGTCACAGGCCGACATTATCGACCGTTTTAATGTGCTGGAAACCCGCCATCAGCAGGACCGCCAGAAAATCACGTCACTGACCACAGAGCTGACAGCATTGAAGGAAAAACTGCGCACGCAGGACGGCGATCCGCAGAACCGCTTCACCGCAACGGGCGCAGCCTCCGACCAGCTGGCTGACTTCTGATAAGACAAAGGAGCAAATTTTTTATGAATCTGGTGATGTCAGATATTACCCGCAACAAGCTGGGTTGCTATATGGCGCAGCAGGCGTCGCTTAACAATATCCCGGTATCTGCACTGGTATCGCGATTTACCGTGGAACCCGCGGTGCAGCAGCGTTTTGAAAACGCCTCAAAGGAAAGTACCGAATTTACGAAAAGAATTAACGTGATCGGCGTGACCGACCAGAAAGGCGAAAAAATCCTCCTGGACACCACCGGGCCAATTGCGCGCACGAATAGCAGTTATGACGGCATCAAACGCCGTAACCCGAATAACGTGATCGATATGAAGTCTCGTCAGTACCAGTGCGAACAGGTGAACTACGATACCTTTATTTCGTACCCACAGCTTGATACCTGGGCGGCCCACAGCGATTTTCAGTCCCGTATCAGTACACAGATCGCCCGGCAGGTAGCGCTTGATCGCATCATGATTGGCTTTAACGGCACATCCCACGCCTACGAGTCTGATTTTCACACCAACAAGCTGCTTCAGGACGTTAACGTGGGCTGGCTGGAGCACATCAGAACCGATGCCAGCGAGCGCGTAATGAATGACGTGACGCTGACCTCCCGCAACATGGACAACACTGTGGCGCACGCGGGTAAGTATGCGAATGCCGATGCTCTGGTACAGGATGCGCGCTCATCCCTGCTGGATGAATGGCACAAGGAAGCTGACGACCTCGCGGTGATTATGGGGCGCAACCTGTTTAACTCGCTGCGTCTGCCCGTGCTGAACAGCATCAGCGGCCAGAATCCCAATGCGGAATTACTTGCCGGGCAGCTCATCCTGTCATCGCGCACCATTGGCGGGCTGGGCGTGTTCCTTGCGCCGTTCTTCCCGGATGCAACGATGCTTATCACCTCGTTCAACAACCTGTCGATTTACTGGCAGAAAGGTTCAATGCGTCGCCTGATGAAAGACGAGCCGGAATACAACCGCATCGCCACCTACCAGTCCATCAATGACGCTTATGTCGTTGAAGACTATGGCAAGTGCGCGATGGTCACTGGCCTGAAGTTCGCCGACAGCTAATCAACTCACGGCGGGCATCATGCCCGCCTGTAACGGAGAGAAAAAATGATTACTCCTGCACAACAACACTGGCAGAACGTGATGGCACAGCGCGCAGGCCGGGCGAATGAAGGTGTGGACCACGCCGCGTGTACCGCGCATGAAGAGGTGCTGTATCGTCTGCGTCTGGCACAGGCCAGGCTAAAGGCCATACAGGCCAGAAGCGCGAAAGCCGCCATCAAAAAAGAGTTGTTGCCGGACTTTTCCGGCTGGATTGAGGGAACGCTGGAGGCTGACGGCGGGCAACAGGACGAAGTAATTGCCACGCTGATGGTGTGGGCGATTGACTGCGGCGATCTTCCGCTGGCGCTGCGTATTGGTGCATATGTGGTCCGTCACAACCTCATCATGCCGGATAACTTTGGCCGTACTGCTGCCACGGTACTGACCGAAGAAATCTGCAACCCGGTACTGACGCAGGCTGGGACGGATGCCGACGCGGATTTATCCGCCTTTATCGAACCACTGGACACACTTTGGGAAATTATCGCCAACCAGGACATGCCGGACGAAGTGCGCGCCAAATTATGCAAGGCGTGTGCCTTTGCCCGTCGTGGCCTGACCGATGCAGACAACATGGCCTCATCACTGAAGCTGCTGCGCGAAGCGATGCACCTGAACCCGAACGCAGGTGTGAAACGCGAGATTGCAACCCTTTCCCGCGCCCTGAAAAAAGCCGATTCCGCAGCCGAACCAGAAGACGCCAGCGCACAGCAGGCGCAGGACGAAAGCAGCAAAAGTAAAAAGACAACGCGGAAGCCTGCAACACGAAAAACCACCGCGACGCAGAAGGCAAAGCGCGGTTAACGACTGACCCCGTCAGCGGGCGGCGTGCGCGGTGTTCCGGTTTGACTCCGTGACCGTTTACACCGCGCACCCACCGCCCGATTTTTTCAGGAGTGAACCCCATGAGTATGGTTGCCAGAACTAACCCCGGCCCCGCAGAGGACGACATCACCGACACCGATGATGGCGATACCCGTATTTCAGCGGGTGCATTCTGGCCGGATATTGTGCTGCGCGAGCTGCGTCTGGCGGTACGACTGCCGGGCCGCGTGACCACCTCCCGCCTGCTGCATACCGCCACCGGGGCCATAGCACACGTTACCCGCGAGCTGGAAGCATGGCAGCAGGAACAACAGGCGGCTGGCTATCAGACGCTGGCCGATGTTCCGGCCCCTGTAATTAACGGAGAAAGCGTCAATCTCTGGCACTGGCGCAATGCTGTTTATACCGCCACACGCGCCCTGATTCTGGAGCGTTACCGCGATGCGGACACAACGGACAAGGGCGACCGCCGGGCGGACGCACTGGATATACAGACATCGGATTTGTGGCGCGATGTGAGCTGGGCCATCTCTGACATTCTGGGACGACCGCGAATGTTTGCGGAGCTGTGCTGATGAAAGTGAAGGCACTGGAAGGCGACACCGTGGATTCGCTCTGTTTCCGGTACTACGGCACGACACAGGGCGTCACCGAAAAGGTGCTGGATGCCAACCCCGGACTCTGTCAGCAGGTATTTCTGGACGCCGGGCAGGAAGTGGAGATGCCGGAGCCGGAGAAGAAGAAACGAGAAATGATTCAGTTGTGGGGGGAGTAGCAGTGAGCACCATTCAAACAGGGATCACAGAGCAGGTTATTGCGTGGCTCTTTGACCACCTGCCAACGGTGTATGCAGTAGGCGCGGCGGTCAGCATTTCCGCGCTGATGAGTCTTTATGACGGACGAACACTGGTTCAGACCGTAACGGGATCGCTGGCGTGCGGCGTTCTTGCCATGGCCGTGGCCGGGTCGCTGCGCTTCTTCGGGATCCCTGAGGATGCAGTGACGTTTTTTGGTGCCTCAATCGGTTTTATGGGCGCAGAGAAAGCACGCGACAAGGTTATTGCAATATTTGATCGCAGGGTGAAGGAGAGGAACGAATGAGCAACACATTTAAATTCAGCAGCCGGAGCGAAAAGAATTTGCAGGGTGTAAATCCTGATCTGGTGAAAGTGACCCGACGGGCGCTGGAAATCTCGGAAGTGGATTTTGGTATCACCGAAGGATTGCGCAGTCGTTATCGTCAGAAGCAGCTCGTGACCACAGGCAAGAGCCAGACCATGAACAGTCGCCATCTCACAGGGCATGCCGTGGATGTTGTGGCTTATGTCGGCAACCAGGTGTCATGGGAATGGCCGCTGTACGAAAAAATCGCAGCAGCATTCAGACAGGCCAGCCAGGAACTGAATATTCCGGTGGAATGGGGCGGCGACTGGAAGACCCTGAAAGACGGACCGCATTTTCAGTTACCACACGGAGCCTATCCGGCATGAAGCTCTGGCCCACGCTTGGCGTCGCTTTCCTTCTGATTACATCCATGCGTCTGTCGTGGTCGCTGGGCCGGGAGAACGCCAGAAACGAAGCGCAGGCCAGCACCCTGAAAAGTACCGTCGACACACTGAATATCATCAGCGCCGGGGTACAGGATATGCAGCAGGTGCTGGCTCAGCTCCGCGCGGAAAATCAGCAACGCAATCAGGACGGAGAGGTAAGACGTGAACAGCTACGCAACGATATTGCAAAAGATGAATGCGCCCACGCTTTGCCTGACGCTCGTTTTACTGACAGGTTGCGCAGGCACGCAGAACGCGCCAGGGCCAGCGCCGTCAGTCCGGCTTATACCGCAGACGCTGACCATGCCGGTAACGCCTCCCCCCTTCCCTGACCCACCCACATGGGGAAACCTCGGAATATGGGGCGACCGCCTTCTGGATGCACTGGAAACCTGTAACGCGGATAAACGGGCCATTGCTGAACTGGATAAGAGAATAGCCGAACTGACACACCAGACGGGAGTAACACAATGACCAGTAAGAACTTTGCACTGATTACAGCCATGACACAGGCTGAACTGACTCAAAAGGTGAATGAACATCTTGCGAAAGGGTGGCATCTTCAGGGGGAGACGCGGGTTGCCTACGAACCCGGCACCCCGTGGTATCTAATGCAGGCAATGGTGGCCGATGGCACTACAGACATCTCACCTGATTCCCCCCAGCACGGCAGCGTGCCGGAGTGGTATTACGTGGTGGTACTTGCTGGTCAATCCAATGCCATGTCATATGGTGAGGGAATGCCGCTGCCGGATTCTTACGATGCGCCCCACCCACGCATTAAGCAACTGGCCCGTCGCAACACAGTGACTCCCGGTGGTAAAGCATGCGCATTTAACGACATCATTCCGGCAGACCACTGCCTGCATGATGTTCAGGATATGAGCGCACTGAATCACCCGAATGCAGACCTGAGCAAAGGGCAGTATGGCTGTGTCGGACAGGGCTTGCATATTGCCAAACGCCTGTTGCCTTACATTCCACAGAATGCCGGGATTTTACTGGTTCCATGCTGTCGTGGTGGTTCGGCATTCACCCAGGGCGCGGAGGGGACATTCAGCGAGTCCACAGGAGCCAGTCAGGATTCGGCTCGCTGGGGTGTGGGTAAACCTTTATATCAGGACCTGATTTTGCGCACGAAGGCCGCATTGCAGAAAAACCCAAAAAACATGCTGCTGGCCGTATGCTGGATGCAGGGCGAATTTGACATGAGCGCCGCTACGTACTCACAGCAACCTCCGCTGTTTACGGCCATGCTGAAACAGTTTCGTGCGGACATTACCGAGTTTAACACGCAGTGTCATGGAGGCAGAGCGGCAAGTGTGCCATGGATTTGTGGTGACACGACGTATTACTGGAAAAACACCTACGGCACGCAGTACGACACCATTTACGGGGCGTACAAAAACAGGGAGAGCGACAACGTTTTCTTTGTGCCGTTCCTGACCGATGGTAGTGGCAACAATACCTCCACCAACGCACCAACGGAAGATCCGGATGCTGCAAGTGAGGGATATTACGGTTCGGCATCCCGAACGAACAAAAACTGGGTATCATCAAATCGCCAGACGCATTTCAGCTCATGGGCGCGTCGTGGCATTATTCCCGATCGTATGGCAACCGCTATTCTGAACGTAGCCGGTCGCACCTTAGCCTTCATCAGTGGTAAGGCACCGGAAATCAAACCCTCGCCCGGCGGCGACACGCCATCGGGGCCGTCTGAAGATGCATCCGTACGCACAATCTCCCTGTTGCCGACAGCCGGAGATGCTGCTGCGCAGGGCTGGAGCATTAAGAATGGCGGAATTCAGTTGTCAGANGGTGTATTTAAGATCACCAAGCAGAGCAATAAAGCCTGGTCCCTGACGCGCCCGGTGGATGACGCAGTCTCCCTGCTGACACGGGGTGGCAGACTGAGCTGTAAGTTTCGACTGTCAGGCGCACTGACCAACAANCAGTTCGGTCTGGGAATTTATCTGTATACCGATGTAGCGTTACCTGACGTCGTGGCGATGACCGGGACTGGTAACCCGTTCCTGATGTCGTTCTTCACCCAGACCACAGACGGCAAACTGAATCTGATGCATCACAAGAAAGCNGGAAACACAAAGTTGGGCGAGTTCGGGAATTACAGTAACGACTGGCAGACGCTGGAGCTGGTGTTCACCGCCGGCAGTGCCACGGTTACTCCGAAACTGAATGGAGTGGCTGGCCCGGCATTCCAGGTCATAAAAGACAGTCTGACACTGGGGCTGAATGCGCTGACGTTAACTGATATCACTAAAAATGCCGCGTACGGCGTCGATATCGGCAGCCTGGTGCTGGAAATCAATAATCCCGCAGCATAAGGAAGAGCAGGAGAGCAAAACAGATGCTTAAGACAAACAGTCTGCGAGAGTCCATGCTTCATGGGTGTCGGTGGTGCCAGGCTAATCCCGAGAAATTCACCATTTTCGTGGAGAGCGGCAACATTGAAACGACCGGAGAAGCGCCCTCGTTTGTTTACCGCTATCAGATGGTGATGTTTGTCATGGATTACGCCGGAGAGCTGGACGACCTCACGCTGCCGCTGCTGGCGTGGTTATCCGAAAATCAGCCACAGTTGTTGCTCAATCCGGAGCGTAATCAGGACATCAAATTTTCTGCCGTTATCAATGACGATGACAGCGCCGATCTCCTGTTTACGCTCCCCCTGCGGGAACGCGTTCGCATCACGCGCAACAGTCAGGGCACACCGCAGGCAGAACACCTGCCGGAGCCAAAACCCCGTCTGCCTTCTTCCGAAGGCGACTGGTCGCATGTATTCCAGGATGTGACGTGGGGTGAAAGCGATGGATAAGGCATTCACCCGCGTGGATGAAACCTTTGAGGCTATCCGCGACAGCCTGAATCAGCAGGCCATCAATAACATCGCCAGAAAGCTGGCACAGGATTTACGTCGCGCCCAGCAGGCACGTATCCGGTCACAAAAAGCGCCGGACGGGACCGAATGGACACCACGCAGACGCCGCGTAACCCGGATACAGGAGCGCATTCGCTTTATCTGGAATAACGAAGCACGCACGCTGAAAAACTGGCATCACGACACAGGGAAATACGGGCGAACCATTACCGGGTGGGATGAGGATAAAAACAATATCCGCACGTTTTACCGGGATGACATCGACCGTTTTCTGGAAATACGCACCCGGCGCATCAACCAGGACAGCACAAAGCGCGTCCCCATGTTCGTAAAACTGCGCACCGCCCGCTACCTGAAAGCCCGTGCAGATGCCTCCGGTGTGACGGTGGGTTACAGCGGCGTGGCCGCACGTATTGCACGCGTTCATCAGTTCGGTGAGCGCGATCAGGTTGCGCCGGGCATTTTCACCGATTACCCGGTACGTGAGCTGTTGGGTATCAGCCAGGCAGATGAGCGCCTGATTTATAACACGGTGCTGGGCCGGATTGCGGAGGCTGTACGGTGAGCGCAGAACTCATGCGACTGCTGAGCAACATCATCCGCACCGGGATCATCTCTGAAGTTGATGAGAAGTCCTGGCGCGTGCGCGTTCGCAGCGGCGAACTGGAAACAGGCTGGTTGCGCTGGAACACCACGCGCGCGGGAGCCTTCAATGTGTGGCTGCCGCCATCACCAGGCGAACAGGTGGTAATTGCCTGCATTGGCGGCAACCCGGAAACCGCCATGATAATTGGCAGCCTGTGGAGTGATGCCAGTCCGGCCCCCGGCAAAAGCCTGAAAGAAATCGTGGTCAGCGCGCCGGATGGCGCGGTGTTCCGCTACGACGCAGACGCTGGCGCACTGAGCGCCAGCGGCATGAAAACAGCCACCCTGCAGGCATCCGTCAGCGTGACACTGGATACGCCCGTCGTGGAATGCACAAACCTTCTGAGAACGGCGACGCTTGACGTCACAAAAGGGGGAAAGATGAGCGGCAATATCACGCACAGCGGCGGCAATTTCACCTCAAACGGCATTACCGTGCATACGCATAAGCACGGTGGCGTTAAAGGTGGCAGCGATTCGACAGGAGGCCCGCAGTGACAACCCGCTACACAGGAATGAACCCGGACGGGACGGGAAACCTGAACGATATGGAGCACCTGAAACAGTCAGTCAGGGACATCCTGATCACCCCGCTGGCAAGCCGGGTTATGCGACGGGAATATGGCAGCCTTGTGCCTGATTTGATTGACGAACCCATGAATAACACCACGCGTCTGCAATGCATGAGTGCTGCCGTGATTGCACTGACGCGATGGGAACCCCGCATTGCCCTGGACGCCATCGACGTTGTCTGGAAGGCAGGAGGCCGCGCCGGGGTGACGCTGTCGGGCACTGTCATGCAGACCATGCAGAATGTTGAATTAACCATCACGCTGAGGGAGTAAATCATGCCTGCCGTTGACCTTTCCCAGTTACCGGAACCCGCCATCATCGCGGAGCCTGACTTTGAGGCAATTCTGGCTGATACAAAGGCCATGATGATTGCGGCTTATCCCGCCGAACAGCGTGAAGCCGTCTCCGCCGCGCTGGAGCTGGAATCGGAGCCCCTGAACGTTATCGCCCAGACAACAGCGTTTCGTGAAATGCTGTTACGCCAGCGGGTCAATGAGGGTGCACGCGCCTGCATGCTAAGCCACAGCGCCGGGACAGACCTGGACAACCTTGCGGGCAATATGAACACAAAGCGCCTGGTTATCACTCCGGCAACGGATACCACCGACGCGGTGATGGAAAGAGACACCTCACTGAGACTGCGGGCGCAGCGGGCGTATGACGGCCTGAGTGTTGCTGGCCCGTCAGGTGCATACGAGTATTTTGCACGCAGCGCCAGCGGTCTGGTGCGTGATGCGCGGGCCATCAGCCCGTCTCCGGCCTGTGTGACGGTTTCCATTCTGTCCACTGAAGGCGACGGCACAGCAACGGAGGCGTTGCTTAATACCGTTCGCGCCGTTCTGAATGCAGAGGATACCCGCCCGGTGGCCGACCGACTGACCGTACAGAGCGCCAGCATCGTGACATGGCGGCTGAATGCAAAACTGTACTTTTACCCCGGCCCGGAATCCGAACCTATTCTGGCTGCGGCTGAATCGTCGTTCAGGAAGTGGCTGGCTGAGCAGGGGCTTATTGGTCAGGACGTGGCGTTGTCAGCCATTGCTGCCGCACTGCATGTGCACGGCGTGCAACGCGTGGAGATAATCGAACCCACACAGAATATGGCCATCAGCGACATACAGGCGGCGCGCTGTGAGTCATTCACCATCAGCGAAGGTGGGCGTAATGAGTAATTCACTGTTACCGCCATCAGCCAGCAATTTCATGCGTTGCGCCGAAGCTGTCGGAGCGCGCATTACAGACATCCCGGTAGACCTCAACACGCTGTGGTCACCGGACACCTGCCCGGTGCATCTGCTGCCTTATCTCGCCTGGGCATTTTCCGTTGACCGCTGGGATCGCAACTGGCCGGAAGAGACAAAGCGACAGGTGATTCGTGATGCATGGCTGATACACCGACACAAAGGAACCATCAGCGCCCTGCGACGAGCCATTGAACCGCTGGGATACCTCATTCGCGTGTCTGAGTGGTGGGAGTTCGACGGCGAACCCGGAACATTCAAGGTTGATGTTGGCACGCTGGACAGTGGTGTGACCGAGGAAATGTATCTGGAAATGGAACGGCTGATTGCCGATGCCAAACCCGCAAGTCGGCACCTTATCGGCCTGAACATTATCCAGGACATTCCCGGCTATCTGTATACAGGCGGTGTGGTCTGTGATGGTGATGTTATTACTGTTTATCCCGGATAAGTGAGAAACAATGAGCACGAAATTTAAAACCGTTATCACTACTGCCGGAGCCGCGAAGCTGGCAGCCGCCACTGTTCCCGGCGGGAAAAAAGTAAACCCGTCTGCAATGGCTGTGGGTGACGGTAATGGCCAATTGCCGGTGCCGGATGCCGGTCAGACGAAACTGGTGCATGAAGTCTGGCGTCACGCTCTGAATAAAGTCAGTGTGGATAACAAGAATAAAAACTATATCGTGGCTGAACTGGTTGTTCCGCCAGAAGTGGGCGGCTTCTGGATGCGTGAGCTTGGTCTGTATGATGATGCCGGAACACTGATTGCGGTATCCAACATGGCAGAAAGCTATAAGCCAGAACTGGCTGAAGGCTCCGGACGTGCGCAGACCTGCCGCATGGTTATTATTCTCAGCAACGTGGCGTCCGTTGAGCTGAGTATTGATGCCAGCACAGTGATGGCGACGCAGGATTACGTCGATGACAAAATCGCAGAGCATGAGCAGTCCCGCCGCCATCCTGACGCCACGCTGACAGAAAAAGGTTTTACTCAGTTAAGCAGTGCAACAAACAGCACCAGTGAGTCATTGGCGGCAACGCCAAAAGCGGTCAAGGCAGCAAATGACAACGCAAATTCACGTCTGGCGAAAAATCAGAATGGTGCAGATATCCAGGATAAATCAGCTTTTCTGGACAATGTTGGCGTTACCAGCCTGACGTTTATGAAAAACAACGGCGAAATGCCGGTTGATGCTGATCTGAATACATTTGGTCCCGTTAAGGCTTATCTGGGGATCTGGTCTAAAGCTACCTCAACTAACGCAACACTGGAGAAAAATTTCCCGGAAGATAATGCTGTCGGTGTGCTTGAGGTTTTTGCTGCCGGCAATTTTGCAGGCACGCAACGCTTTATCACGAGAGACGGCAATGTATACATGCGTAAACTCGCCAATAAGTGGAATGGCACTGATGGTCCGTGGGGCGCATGGCGTCACACTCAATCAGCGACCCGCCCTTTGAGTACGACTATAGACCTGAATACGCTTGGAGCCGCCGAGCATCTTGGTTTATGGCGTAACAGTAGCTCGGCTATAGCTTCATATGAACGTAATTATCCAGAGGAAGGCGGCTTTGCTCAGGGGACGCTTGAGATCCTCGAAGGCGGGAATTATGGAAGAACGCAACGTTATACCACTCGCCGTGGAAATATGTATGTCCGCTGCCTTGCGGCAAGCTGGGATGCATCAAATCCGCAGTGGGAACCGTGGTTAAGAGTCGGTCATCAGTCAGAGAGTCGTTATTACGACGGGGATTTGAATGATGTGACTTCACCAGGTATTTACAGCGTTACAGGTAAAGCGACCAACGGTCCAATACTGGACAGAAACGGCGTGACAGTCCTCGGTATTCTGGAGGTGTTGAGGCGCTTTGATGGTGTTAACGTATGGCAGCGTTATACAACTGCCGGAACAGCTGCAACCCTTAAAGGTCGCACGTTTGAGCGCGTCTATACCGGTAGCTCGTGGAGCGAATGGCGGGAAGTCTACACCTCGTATTCACTTCCCCTGAATCTGGGTATCGGCGGTGCTGTGGCAAAGCTCACCAGCCTGGACTGGCAGACCTACGACTTTGTGCCGGGCAGTCTGATAACCGTTCGGCTTGATAACATGACCAACATTCCCGACGGTATGGACTGGGGCGTCATTGATGGCAACCTGATAAACATCGCAGTGGGTCCGAGTGATGATTCCGGTACGGGGCGCTCAATGCATGTATGGCGCAGCACTGTAAGTAAAGCGAATTACCGCTTTTTTATGGTGCGTATTTCAGGAAATCCGGGAAGCCGCACGATCACGACAAGACGTGTGCCAATTATCGACGAAGCCCAGACATGGGCAGAGAAACAGACATTCAGCGGTGGTCTTTCAGGTGAACTGTCCGGCAATGCTGCTACAGCGACAAAGCTGAAAACGGCAAGGACAATTAACGGCGTAAAATTTGACGGGTCGGCAAATATCGAAGCGTTTCCGCCAGGTGTTCCGTTGCCGTGGCCATCAGATACACCACCTGCGGGCTATGCAATTATGCAGGGGCAGACGTTCGATAAGGCTGCATATCCGAAACTGGCTATAGCCTATCCTTCAGGTGTTATTCCAGATATGCGCGGCTGGACAATCAAGGGCAAACCCGCCAGTGGGCGAGCCGTATTGTCACAGGAGCAGGACGGGATTAAATCGCATACTCACAGCGCCAGTGCGTCAAATACGGATTTGGGAACGAAAACGACCAGTTCATTTGATTACGGCACGAAGACGGTCAGTACGTTTAACCACGGCACAAAATCAACGAACAATACGGGCAATCATACGCACACTGTCGGTGGTGTTTATGGCGGCGACTCTGTCGGTGGAAAACAGCGTGTACAGGCTTCAGGAAACAATCAGGTGTCCAGCACCGCCGGAGCGCACGCCCATACGGTGGATATTGGTCAGCATAACCACACTGTAGGTATTGGTGCCCATGCACACACTGTGGCCCTGGGTGCGCACGGACACACCATCACGGTAAATGCTACGGGTAATACCGAAAACACCGTCAAAAACATCGCATTTAACTATATTGTGAGGCTTGCATAATGGCTTTCAGAATGAGTGCAGAAGCACAAACTATCCGCGTTTTCAATTTACTTGATGGAACCAATGAATTTATTGGTGAAAGTGACGCATATATTCCGCCGCATACAGGTCTGCCTGCAAACAGTACAGATATTGCACCGCCTGATATTCCGGCGGGTTATGCAGCCGTTTTCAATGCAGATGAAATGAAATGGGAACTGATGGAAGACCATCGCGGAAAGACCGTCTATGAAACGAAAACGGGAGCAGCCATTTATATTTCTGAACTTGGCGTATTACCTCCAGACGTGACAGCCATTTCCCCGGAGGGGGATTATCAGAAATGGAACGGCAATGCGTGGGTGAATGATGAGAATGCAGAGCGTGATGCGCTTGTCAGAGCGGCTGACTCTCAGAAGAAAGAGCTGATTGCATATGCAGGTGAAATTATTGCCACTCTGCAGGATGCTGTCGATTTAGATATGGCTACCGAGGAAGAAAAGTTAAGCCTGACACACTGGAAAAAATACCGTGTGCTACTGAATCGCGTTCAGCCGGAAAATGCCCCTGATATCGAATGGCCAGAATTAGTGTAAAGGCAAGATGATTTAAGGAACAAAACCGCCAATATGTTTATTAGCGGTTTTGCATTAAGTCAAAACAACCCTTTAACGGAGCTGGCCGCGCTGTTAAGAGATGATGTGACCTTATCTTTGAAGCCGGACAGCATATCGCTGAACGATGAGGATTGCAGGCGCTCCCGCAAATCCTCATCACAGCGTTCAAGGGTCAGTGAAAATTCTATCTTTTTCGCCTTACCGTAGCGATCAAACTCGGAACGGGTCGTATTCGTTTCGGTCAGGACATACATGCCGTAAATCTGCCCGACGCCATCAATCAGAGGCCAGGGTCGTCCTGTATACGCCTGCGTGGTCAGCAGCGACAGCGACACTTCGCCACCTGTAATTTCAGGATAAAGCACACCAGAAAGAACGATGCGATCATCACCTGCACCGATATACTGCCAGCTTGCTGAACGGTTAACGCGTTCATTTTTCACATGCCGCCAGCTTTTGTTTTGCTGTAACTGCTGATGCGGCAGCGTGCGCAGCTCAAAAACAAACATGCCGTAGATCATCATCATGGCCATGACTCCTCAATCTTTATCGTAAAAACTGCCACGCCCGGCACGGGCGCGCCGTTCCATTTCTGCCCTGACCATTTCACCGACCAGTTTCGCCAGTTCGCGGGGATTCTGCGTAACAACGTTATGCAGATGAACATGAATTTCACCACCAAATCCGGAGGCAACAGGCTCCCGGTTACGGGAAGTTACAGGAACTGATGCCACTGGAGATCGTATAGCCTCCGCCACCGGGCGGGAGCTGGCCGCAACAACAGGGACCAGCGCCGGAGGCAGCGGAGCCGGGACCACGGGTGTGATATTAATTGCGGGGGCAGGCTTACTGACCTGCGCAATCTTCCGCTCCTGCCACTCCCCACGAACAGCAAGTGCTCGGGGCAGGTTTTTAAAGACAATATCGCCGGGGCCAATGCGTTTTTTCGTCTCCTCAACCAGCTTACCTGTGTTATCAGCAATTTTGCTGAGTCTGCGCAGCGTACCGGTATTGCTGTCTGTGAGCGGTTTATTGTCTTTGGGGTTATCACCTCCGGTGCCATTGCCATTTTCCACAGGCTTCGGCGGATTGATTTTCGCCAGGTCCCCCTGAAGCAAGGCAACCTTGTCCTGAAGAATGGCCGCACGCTGTGCGTCTTCGATTTTCTTGCGCGCCCTTTCCGCTTCATCCGGAAGCACACCAAGCTTTTCAAGTATCCACGCCAGCGTATCCAGCAACATTTTTGCAGGTGTCAGAACAAGTTGTAACGCACCGCCAAGAACGTTACCGAATATCTCGCCAGCACTGGTACATTTATCCAGAGTTTCCTTGCTGGACTCCATCGGAGACAGCAGCGATTTAAACCAGTTAAACACCTGGCTGATCCCACTCCCGATTGCGTCAAAAACAGGACCAAACCGTTCAAAGGTTTCGCGCAACGGGGTCAGCCTTTCCATAATCCCGCTGAACACCCCGGCAAAAAATGCCCTGATGGGATCCCAGTATTTCCAGATGAGAACGGCAGTTCCGGCAAGCGCAGCCACGATAAGGCCGACCGGACTGAACAACGCCCCGATAGCGCCCCCCAGTAACGAAACGGAACCCGTCACCATTCCCCATAGTGCTGGCAGGAGTCTGACAGCATTCATTGAACCGGTCAGGAGGGAAAAGCCAAGACGCAGTTTTGCCAGCGGGCCAGCAAGCACACCAATAGCCAGCGACAACGAGCCAACCGTTGCAGTCATTGCCAGCAACGCACCGCCTGCTATCAGTAGCTGGCGCGTCAGTACCGGATGGGCCTGCGCCAGCGAGGTGATTTTTTCAAGCACCCGCGTGAGCCACTGCGTGACAGAACGCAGCGGACCGTCAACCAGATCACTGATGCGAATACGAAGACCTTCCCATGCGCTGTCGAGATTTTTCAGGTCCCCATCAAGATTATCGGCCATTACTTTTGCAACGCGATCGGCCTCTCCCCTTGCCCCCTGCAATTCTCTGGTCAGTTTTTGCAGCTCTCCTGAACCAGCCGCCGCAACAAGCGTCTGCAAACCAACGAACGCCTCTTCTCCGGCGATGTCCTTGAAGAAGGAAACCTGGTCCACCTGTCCGTATTTTTGTGTCGCCTTATAGAGATCAAGCAGCACATCCTCCATCGGGCGCATTTTGCCTCTGGCGTCAGCAACTGACACCCCCAGCTCTTTCAGCGCATCAGCCGCAGCTTTTGGCGGTGATGCAAGGCGGGACAGACTTGCGCGCATGGCCGTACCAGCATCGCTTCCACGAAGACCATTATTGGCAAGCATCCCGGCCATGGCTGCCGCTTCTTCAAGACTGATACCAAGTTTTGCGGCAACCGGACCGGTATACTTCATGGTTTCGCCCAGCGCGCGTAAATCAGTATTGGTCCGGGTGAATGCCGCTGTCAGCGTATCGCCAACCCGGTCCATTTGATCGGCTGTCAGGTTGAACTGTGTGAGGATATTGGAGCCTATATCAGCCGTCTCGCCGAGTTCGACGCCACCTGCCAGCGCCATATTAAGAACACCGGGCAATGCGGCCTGAATGGCCTGCGGAGTAAAACCAGCCATTGCCAGAAAGCTCTGCCCACTGGCGGCATCACTCGCAGTAAACTGTGTTTCAGAGCCAAGTTTTAACGCCTGCTCACGCAGCGCCTTAAACTGCGGGCTGTTTTTGTCGATTCGCGTCAGCGCCTGAACGCGGGACATCTCTTTGCCGAACCCGATCGCGGGCTGCAAAAAACGCCCGGCAGCATAGCCGCCCGCCGCTGCCGCACCAATTGCCAGCGCACCACCTGTTTTCAGTTTTCCCGCGGTTTCCTGCGCGCGCGAATACCGCTCACGAGCCTGCGTTACACGCGCAAGCGCCTGCCGTTCGCGTTCAAGCTGGTTGTTGTATTGTTCGGTGCGTCTGATGGCCTGCTGGATGGTGTTATCGCTGCCTGTCAGGGAAATGCCGTGGCGTTTCAGTTCTCCGCCAAGCTCCCGCATTTTCTGAATTTCCCGTGTGCGCGATTCATTCAGGCGTTCAAGCCGGGTGCTTAACTGCTGCATCAGCTTTTGTTGTTTTTCGCTGAGCACTGTACCCGTGCGTTGTAACTGATTAAGGGCGTTAAGCTGGCGTCGTGCTTTCACGATACCCGCATCCGCTTTACTGACAGCGTCGCGGGCGCGCTCAAATGAACGCGCCTGACGCTCGAGATTTTTGATCGCCCCCTGCGTTCGCTGAATGGAGTCACCAAACTGCCCCATCAGGCGGCGGGCGTTTTCGGCAGGCCGGGTCAGCCTGTCAACGGCGCTGAAAGCGACCCGGATGTCAAGAGTCTTCATTATCTGCATTCCCGCTGCGAAGTGCCGCCCGCTCACGCCAGCTAACCACTTCGCCGGGCGTCATCATGAAGATTTCGGCGGGCGACCAGTTGAAAATGGCGGCAATATCCGCCACCAGATCTTCGATGTGCTCAAAGCACACCAGGGTGATTACGCTGCCGTCTCCTGCACGCTCTTCGCGCCAGAGTCTGGCTCGCTCATAAAATTTACAGCCACAGCGCACAACTGAATAAAATCGCGTGACGACATTTTTTTAATCATCACTTCATCCAGTCGTGGCGAGGTCACGCGAGGCAACAGCGTGAACATGGTATCCGCTTTCAGATTCAGCACATCAGACAGCGACAGACCACGCAGGGATCCCGCCTGCTCAATAGCCCCGGTGATCTCCACATATGTGATTTTTTCGGCACCACGCTCAATTGGCCGGGAAAGTTTTACACCACGTTCGACAGCCATATCCTCACCTGACGTCACATCATCCGCTACGGTGTTATTCCGGGTTTCAGTATCGATATCTTTCATCAGTTGTCTCCTTTTCAGTCAGAGGCGACGCACTGCGCCGCCTGCATATTACTTATCAGCCAAGCCCAAGCGCGGAACGAATGCGGTCAGGCACAATGTCCTTGCCGTCCTTCCGGTAGATGTGGTTCAACAGGTCGATTTCCCACAGCGGGCGATCGTTAACGCTCAGCTTGTAGTAGGTGTTTTTGACAGCGTAAGTGTGTGATGTGGCTTCGCCCTGTTTGGCCTCCCCCATATCAATTTCCGTCACACGCCCGCGCATCTCGATTTCATACAGATCGCTTTCTGCATCGGTGTAATATTCACCCGCAAAACGCAGCAGCGTGCCGTCAATCGTGCCGCCATACTTAAGGAACAGTGCACGAACAGCTCCCCCCATGACAAAGCTCGCATCAAGCGCGGAGTCGTCCAGACCGAGATCAATACTTACTGCTCCCATCATGCCACCACCACGATAGCTGTCGGTTTTGCGCGTCAGTTTGGGCGGCGTGACGGATGTCACTTTACCCACTTCGTTTTCACCATCCACAAACAACGTAAAAAAGCGAAGATGTTTTGGTACAGCCATCAGGCACCTCCCAGCACCGCAAATGCGGGACCAAAGAATTCATCAGTAAACGTCTGGTAAAGCTCCATGTCTTCCAGCGGGGGAACGGGCGTATATTTGTAGCGAATACGCACACGCCCCTGACGTAAATCCGTGGTGCCGTTATCCACCACGTCATACCAGCACTCCGCGCCAATCAGTTTCCCGGCAGTAACCAGCGAATCCAATTTTGCCCTGATGGCACTGATAACATCCTTCACGTTCGCAGGCGTCAGTGGACTGTCGATGGTTTCAAACTGCGCTTCCGCAATTGAATCAGCCAGCACCTGTGCGGTTCGGGTATACACCTCAAAGATGTAGGCGTTCGTTTCCGGTGTGCGGTTGCCCCAGAAGCGGAACCCGTTACGACGAATAATGGTCGTGATTTCTTTGTTGTTGAGGCTGTTGGCATCACTGTCTTCGGCCTGTAACGACCAGAACACATGCCTCGACATCCCCAGCACATTTTTAACCGGAACGTTGGACAGCGATTTGTGCCAGCCCTGCTCATGGTCAATGTACGCACGAAGGCCGCACGCATAAGCAGGCGCGGGGAACGTTTCGTTTTTGCCACTTTTCGGGTTGTAGGCGATGAAGTCAGGCCATAAGAGCATCACCTCACGTTCGTTGAATTTCTGGCGGTAGGTAATCGCCTCAGCCATCGTGTTACAACCATGACATGTGGCATACACAAACGCGCGCAGTTTACCCGCAATCACGCACAGGGATTTTGTCACCGCCTCCGTGTCCAGCTCCGGCGCGGCCAGAATACGCGGACGGTATCCGATGCTTTCATCCTGCTCTGCAACAAGCAGCGCATACATCCCCGTATAGCTGCCGTCAGATTCAGAACCACCGATAACCAGTTGATCCTGCGTCCTACCGCCTTCTTCTTTGTGTTCAGCCACGCGAACGACGATCACTTTTGTGCTCACCTGGTCTGCGATAGCCTTAAGCGCACGATAAAGCGTCCCCGTAGTCCCGCATTTTCCCAGCACGTCATTGACGCGGGTCAGCAGTGTGGGCTTGTTCAGCGGGAACAGCTCCGCATCCGCATCATCCGCCGTTGCCACGATACCGATAACGCTGGAATCAACATCATTAATCGCTGTTACCAGGTCGGTACTTTCCGTGACACGGGCACCATGAAAACGAGTTTCACTCATAGCTTCAGCCCCTTGTATCCGTTAAATGATTCGGCAACAATCATCACCCACCACGCGCGTAATCTCACCCCTGCGCCGTTCTCCCGCCACGGCGACAACAAAAAGCAGTAACCCCCTCCGCACGCACATGCGACCATGCCGCACAGGGAGGGAGCAGATGACCGACACCACCATGCAATTGCTCAGTCAGGGCACAGACCCCGTGAAAATGCCGGATTTTGATATTCTCGCGGAGGGTAAAACGCTGTCAGGCGTGGCAGAGCGCCTGATGAGCCTGTCACTGACCGACAACCGGGGATTTGAGGCGGACCAGCTCACCATCACGCTGGATGATGCGGATGGTCAGTTGCAGCTACCGCCACGGGGCGCGCGCCTGACGGTTCTCATTGGCTGGAAAGGAGAACCGCTGACAGAAAAAGGCACTTACATTGTTGATGAAATCGCTCACGAAGGACCGCCGGACAGGCTGACTGTTTCAGCCAGAAGCGCAGATTTTCGGGATGAATTTAACGTTAAACGTGAGGTGTCCTGGCATGATGTGACCGTTGAGCGTGTGGTATCCGCCATCGCTCATCGGTATGGTCTGAAACCGCAAATCAGCGAAATGCTGATGGATATCGAAATCGACCACGCCGACCAGACCGAAGAAAGCGACATGTCCTTCCTTACGCGCATGGCGGAAATGCTGGGCGCAATCACCACGGTAAAAAGCGGTAATCTGTTATTCATCATGCCCGGCGGTGGCGTGAACGCACAGGGCCAGCCGTTGCCATCGTTTGCCATCACACGCAGCAGCGGCGATCGCCATCAGTTCCGCATTGCTGACCGCGAAGCGTATACGGGGGTACGCGCTTACTGGCTTGATCTTAATTACGGGAAAAAGAAAAAAGTCAGCGTGAAACGCCGTAAACCGCCAAAACCCAAAAAGGAGAAAAGCAGCAGCCGCGAAGGTGATTATATGGAAGGCGCGGAAGGCAATGTGTTTGTGTTACGCAAGACTTATCAGAACGAGCAGGCAGCAAGACGCGCAGCGGCGGCAAAGTGGCAGCAACTACAACGCGGAGCCGCATCATTCTCCATCACGCTGGCGCGTGGACGTGCAGAACTCTACCCCGAAATGCATGGCACGGTAACAGGATTTAAAAGCGAGATTGATAATCAGGACTGGATCATTGCAAAAGCCGAGCACACCATTGATAACAGCGGTTTTACCACGCAGCTTGAGCTTGAGGCAAAAATCCCGGAATGGATAGCGGAAACAGAGTGAGCAACTTAGAATAGGCAGCACCACGTTAAGGGAGGTCGCTATGTTCCGTTGTCCGCTTTGTGGCGCATCTGCCCGTATCCGCACCAGTCGTCCGGAAAATGATTCAAACACCGTGCGGCAAAAGTATTACCAGTGTAACAATCTGGAATGCGGCGTATGCTTCTCAACACTGGAAGCTTTCCATAAATTCACATCAAAACACGCCTCCGGCGTTCACTCTTCAGAAGGTATCCCGTGGCATGATCTGCCAGCTTCACACAGGGGAAACAATCAGATGAGTTTGCCTTTATCTCAGAATTAACAGGCAGAATTGCCGGAGTAACAAAAAAGCGATAGATTACGTGCGGGTGCCTTTCGGCTGATGGTCGGAGGGAATACCCGAAGGCCAGATGTGGAAAGGCCCCGAGTCAACTTTAACGTTAACCCGAGGCCCTAACCATCTACCCTCAGCAAGTGATAGGTTAGCGCCTCCCCGAAAAAGGAGCAAGCGCTATGTCGCAAAAATCGCTTACGGCCATCACATTCTGCGTGACGGCAATCCTCATCATCTGGATGCTGCACGGTTCGCTGTGTGAAATACGGATGAGTTTCTGGGGAGCGGAGTTTGCGGCGTTCTTACAGTGTAAGCAGTAAGGAAACCGCGACGGGGAAGGCAACTTCCCCGTCAATCGGTTGCCAGGGTAAAGGTCGAAAAGGCACCCTATTTCCAGTTGACGTGAACAACAAGCCCGCAGCGTAAAAACTGCGGGTTTTCTTTTTGGTTCCCTCACTCATGAGGACACCAAAAAACAAAGCCCACAGCATAGAAGCTGTGGGCTTTTTGCATTCAAAGATGGACGTTATATGGACACTTAAAAATAAAATCCATTTATTTTCAAATGATTAAACCTCTACTTAAAGCGCCCGCAGGCGCTTTTTAGATTCAGAAAAATTGGGTATTAGCCAATATATTCCAGTCCGTTCATATACGGACGCAGAACTTCTGGTACTTCAATACGACCATCAGCCTGCTGATAGTTTTCCATTACTGCAACCAGCGTACGACCAACAGCCAGACCAGAACCGTTCAGGGTATGAACCAGACGGGTTTTCTTGTCCGACTTGCTGCGGCAACGTGCCTGCATACGACGTGCCTGGAAATCCCAAACGTTGGAGCAGGAAGAGATCTCACGGTAGGTGTTCTGTGCCGGGATCCATACTTCCAGGTCGTAAGTTTTGCAAGCGCCAAAGCCCATGTCGCCAGTGCAAAGGATGATTTTACGGTACGGCAGGCCCAGCAACTGCAGGACTTTTTCTGCATGACCAGTCATCTCTTCCAGCGCCGCCATTGAGTCTTCTGGGCGCACGATCTGCACCATTTCAACTTTGTCGAACTGGTGCATACGGATCAGACCACGGGTGTCACGACCATATGAACCGGCTTCAGAACGGAAGCATGGGGTGTGGGCGGTCATCTTAATTGGCAGATCATCTTCATCGATGATTTCACCGCGCACCAGGTTAGTCAGCGGAACTTCTGCCGTTGGGATCAGCGCATAGTTACTGGTGTCTGCTTCTTCTTCCAGCGGACGAGTATGGAACAGATCGCCAGCAAATTTCGGCAGTTGACCCGTACCGTACAGCGTGTCCTGGTTAACCAGGTACGGAACATAGTTCTCACTGTAGCCATGCTGTTCGGTATGCAGATCCAGCATAAACTGCGACAGTGCGCGGTGCATGCGAGCAATCTGCCCTTTCATTACCACAAAGCGGGAACCAGTCAGCTTAACTGCAGCTGCAAAGTCGAGGCCAGAGTGCATTTCACCCAGCGTCACGTGGTCACGAACTTCAAAGTCAAACTCACGCGGGGTACCCCAGCGGCTGACTTCAACGTTGTCATTTTCGTCTTTACCTACCGGCACTTCATCTGCAGGCAGGTTAGGGATGGTCAGCGCGATATCGCGAATTTCAGCCTGTAAAGCATCCAGCTCGGCTTTTGCTGCATCCAGCTCTTCGCCCAGTTTGTTCACTTCCAGACGTAAAGGCTCGATATCTTCCCCGCGCGCTTTCGCCTGGCCAATGGATTTCGATCGGGAGTTACGCTCCGCTTGCAGGTTTTCCGTTTTGACCTGCAATACTTTACGACGCTCTTCAAGAGCGCCCAGCTTATCTACATCCAGCTTAAAGCCCCGGCGTGCCAGTTTTTCAGCGACTGCGTCTGGCTCATTACGCAGCAGATTGGGATCGAGCAT